AGAGGTATTTTTTAGGGAGACTATTGATCTAAACAGGTACAGTAATGCTGTCTCTAAGGATTTTGTACAAACATACAATGATGTAATCCTAACGGCTGCAAAGAAACTCAAGCAAATAGATATAAGACAAGCCGAAGCTGGGGCAGGGGTAGTCATATCACCACAGACTAGGAAAAGACTTAGGGCAATAATCCAGCAATCAAAAATAAGTTTGGATATGTGGAGAAGGGAAACTTCAAAGAAAATGATAAATGAGATTGAAGGGTTAGCTAAAGTACAGTCTGGATTTATAGAGAATGAACTTAAGAAGGTAGTCAAATCAGGCAGTGTCCCAATAAATTCTGTTGCTATTAGTGAAAAATATGCAAAATCTTTTGTGACAACAGATCCTACAAGGACAAATATATTTACCAGTAAGGAATTTACAGAAGATGACTTTGCTAAGTTTGGCTCTGGGAAGTTTGAACTTACTGCAAGGCAAGGAGCAATGCAGACTTTACCAAATGGACAGACAGTCGAGAAAGCATTTAGGGGAATAGCAGAGAATCAGAAAGACGCTTTGACAAGACATATAAGGCAAGGGGTGTTTAGTGGAGAGTCAACACAACAGATAGCAAGACGAATGATAGGAAAATTAGATTTTAGCCAGAAGGGAAGTGTCAGACAGATAGCTCAAGCTGGTGGTGAATTAACGAAACTGGCAAATCATCAAATACAAACTATTGTCAGGACTTCTGTTAATCAAGTCCAGAATCAGGCATCACAGGCTGTCTATGCAGCTAACAGTAAGGTTGCTCCTAAATATGAATATGTCGCAACGCTTGATAGTAGGACAAGTCCAATATGTAAAAGGTTAGATGGTAGAAAGTTTGCATATAACAAAGGGCCAACACCGCCACAACATTTTAACTGTCGATCTACTACTGTCCCTGTTGTTGATTATGCAGGGTTAAAGAAACAAAAAGGGTTTGAGGATCTAACACCGCCACCCAAAGGCAAAGTTGTAACCCGACCCACAGGAGAAGGGACTGGTAGAGTACCACAGGACACTCAGTATGGTGACTGGCTTTTGGGGCAAGATAAGAAACTAAAGGTCAAGACTTTGGGTAATGAACAGAAGGTTAGATATTTTGAACGCTTGGCAAAGAAGGAAGGGTCAGGACAGAAGGCTATCAGGAAAATGGTCAGAGAAGATGGCAGCGAAAGAAGTTTGAAGGATTTGCAAAGGTTATATGGCAAGCCCAGAGATATAACTATTAGGACAAAAACACCCAAGCCTGTTACTAAACCTGTTGCATTTGAAAGAAGGCTAGTGGATTCAAGTCCAGATCAATTAAGGAAAGATGGCAGGGCATTAATGAATGAAGTAGGTGAGTTCGATACAGTAAAACTTAAAAAATTAAATGATAATTTTAGAATGGCTGCGGCAAAAAGCGGTTCTAATTTGAAACCAGAATTAGCAGATAAACTAGCGGCAGACTTTGAAAAAGCTAAAAATAAATACTTAAATTATCGTGGTGAGATTATACAGAAATTTGAAAAATTAAAAAATAGAATGCTTGAAACCTCTTTAAGTCAATCGCAAATAGACCAATTCGTTAAAAATACAAAGATTACAACATGGAACGCTGCACAAAAAACACAGATCAGGGGTTACTTAGGTGAATATATAAGAATGTTTAATGGTAATGGTTTTATTGCTTCTTCTAATGGTGTCCCACCAATTACAAAGATAGGTAAAGCACAAAGGGCCTCAAACAGTTACTGGAAAGGTCAGATGTCAACAAGCGGTGGGAGAACTGTAAGCAAATCAACTACTTTCCATGAAATAACACACTCAGTAGAGGTAATGAACCCTAAATTAAATAATTACATGAATGAGTGGAAATTTAAAAAAGGATTTACCGACAATGCAAAAATAAAAGAAGTTATTCACAATAAAAAAGCTTACGCAGGGTCTGGGGCATCTGACTTGGCAAAGAAAAAACCAGTATATAAATTAAAAGATATTACTCATATCAATTATGATGCTAGAGAAAAAGCGTTTGTTGATAAATATTTAGACCCTTACATGGGTAAAATATATGAGCCAGATAATTTTGTTAAAAGGTTTGGGATTGAAGGTGCGCCAGAAGCTTCAGAGGTTTTAACTATGACAGTTCAACAATTTGCTGATGTAGAAAATATGCCAAGAATATTAGCTGACTACCCCGATCTGTTTGAACTTATTGTTGGTATGTCTAGGGCAAAGGGTCTGTAGAGAATCCAGTAGGATAGCTTGCTAAATCTTTGACAGCTTGAAGTCTTGATTTCTCTGGTATTTTTACGTTCAACAATCCAACTGAATCAACGGCTGCATTGATAACATCTGCAATATCACACCTGTCTTTATCAAACAAATGACCATGAACCCCAAAAAGTCCTTCTTTTACATCATTATTCCAAAACTCAACAGCGTCTTTTGAACCTACAGCCTTTGCTGTTTGTTTAGAATGTTGAATTTCTATATCCCCTAGTAGGGTGGTGATAGTTATAGTAAGCATAGTTGTAGTTTAGTTATGCCACTGAAAAAAGGCAAATCACAGAAGGCTATATCTGCAAACATACGTTTGCTGATGAAGGAAGGCAAAACATTAAAACAAGCACAGGCTATTGCATTATCAAGTGCTAAAAAACGTAAAAGGAAGTAATATAAAGTCAGCTACTTTTATTGTCATGCCTTCACACTATGGTTCAATGAAGCCCAAAGGAACAAAGAAAAAGAAAGTTAAGAAGGGAGGCAAAAAGTAATGGGATATATTTTTAAGGTACAGGGTAAAGAGGAAACAAAAAAACCCAAAGAAACTAAGCCCACTGCCAAAAAGAAAACTAAAAAGTGACTAGAAAACTAAGGCGTGTTCCAAAGGACAAAAAGACAGGTATTCCGAAAAAATACTTGTCTGGTGCTAAAAGCAAGTCTGCGAAAGCGGCTGAGATAAAGCGAACTGCCGAAGCTTATAGAAAAGGAGAGTATATTGATATAAAAGCTGTATCAAAATCACGCACCAAACAAAATGTCACAGGCAAAAAGAAGAAAACCACTAAGCGAAAGCGTTAAAAACAGTCTTAAGAAAAAAGCTGACGGTACAAAGTTTTTTTATGGAGAGCTTGCGGCTGTTTACAGAAAAGGGCAGGGAGCTTATTTGTCTAGTGGTTCAAGAAATGTTCCTATGGCAGCGTGGGCTATGGGCAGGGTAAATAGTTATATGAGAGGTGATAAAGCAAGAACAGCAGACGCAGCAATCTATTCTAGATACAACAAGAAAAGATGAAGCTAACTACCAGACAAAAGAACACACTTGCAAAGCATCAGAAAGCTCATGGTCACACAAAGGCTCATATGGAATATATGAAACGCAAGATGAGAGAAGGGGTTTCATTTACTGAGGCACATAATATGGCAATGAAGAGGAAGGGCAAATGAGTGACCCAAGACTGAAAAGGTTTGGATTGTCTGGTTTTAACAAACCCAAAAGAACCCCATCACACCCAACAAAGTCTCATGTTGTTCTGGCAAAAGAGGGGGATAAAGTTAAATTAATTAGATTCGGAGCGCAGGGCGCAGATACAAAGCCGCCAAAAAAAGGCGAAAGCATGGCAGATAAGGCAAAACGCAAGAGTTTTAAGGCTAGACACGCTAAAAATATTGCCAAAGGTAAAATGTCAGCAGCCTATTGGGCAAATGTTACAAAGTGGAGCTAACATTATGAATAATTGTAAATTTTTTATTTATGGCTGACGAACCAATCAAACCAAATCCACCTGTAGATACAGCAGCGTTGATGGCAGAAGTTGAAGCACTCAGAAAAAGCAACAGAGAAATCTTAGATGACTACAAAAAAGCAAAGGAAGCGGCAAAAGCTGTGCCACCAGATGTTGATGTAGATGCTTTGATTGCTTTCAAACAACAAAAAGAAAAGGAAGAGCTTGAGGCAAAAGGTAGATATGATGAGGCGATTGCTAAACAGGCGCAGCAATATCGTGATGCTGAAGAGGCAAAGAACAAAAGAATCCAAGAGCTAGAAGCTAGGCAGAGACAGCTTGAAGTTGAAGCCCCAGCGGTAACAGCCCTTGCTGATGTTGTACACGATCCCCAATATGTACTATCTCGCATCAGTAAGGATCAACTTGCGAGAGAGGCAGATGGAACAGTTG